TACTTTGTATTGAGAATGGGATGAGTAAATCCGATGTTTCCCGTAAATCTTTAATCGGTTATGATATAACCAGTAAGACCACAAAAAAGTTTGTGGAGTGGGGTTTAATATCTTTGGGTCGTACCAACCGACGAACTTATAGTATCACTTTGACTCAGAAGGGTGAATCCATTAAAGAGAAAATGCGTTATGTATATTTAGCATTGGGGGAATCAGTATGACTCCGTCAGAAATAATTTTAGTATCAACCTGTGTATTCATAATTTTTACATTGTGTATTATACGAATTTGGCTTGGATGGGAGGAATAAAATGAGAGAAATTGATTATATATGGTTATTAGAAAATTTAACCTTAGAAGAGGCTGATAATATCTTTTTCAGTCGTGAGTTCAATGAACTTACAATTGAAGAAATTATCGGATTATCAAAATTACACAGACTTATGGTTTGTATGGAATTTGGATTTTGAGGATTAAAATGGTAAAGATAAAAACCAAAATTGGGGAATTGTATATTAGGAACAATTGGATTAGTATTACTGATGTTCCACCAAGTATAAAGAATTTCTTTAAGGGTAAATTCTTGAAGAAGTTGTATAAGAAAAGTTTAGCTTGGCAACCTATCACTAAGACTTTGGCATCAATGGCTCTTGGTTGTGTGTTGACTTTGTTGACTTTGGTTTTGTTAGTGGTGGTGGCGTTACAATGAATGATGAACAAGAAGAATGGTTTGAAGTGAGATACTTGATTAAGTGTAAACCAAGCGAATGGGAACTGAAGAATGGTGGTGGACCGATCAGATTCCTTAATGATTACCAGTATGCCCATTGGTCTGTTTGTGATAGTCAGATGAGACAAATATCTTGGGGTAATTTTTGTGAAGGGACAGGTGAAACAAATGACAACTGATGAACGAGCATTGACAGAAGAGAAAGAACACGTGGCGTGGTTTAAAGAGATACCAGTTTACAAAAAGAAAGACCTTTGTGCTGCCCTTGAACTGTTGAGGGAGAGGTTGAATAAAGAAGAGTTAGAACTTGCAGAGAACGACAGGTATGGTCCAGTTTTTGACCATCATACAGCGTTTTATGAAGTGAGAAAAATCATTGACTCTGCATTCCCTGCGTTCGCCAAGGAGGAGAAAGAACCACAAGGCCCGATTTTAAAAAAAGTTCCTTGTGTTAATTGTGGTTGGAATTACGTTTATAGGATAGATGGTGGCCATGAAATTAATCAAACCGATGAAGCATAGGAGGAGGAAGAATGAAAATTAACAGGGTTGTGGCAGAAGTGAATTATGAAATTAAGGATCTTACTCATAAAGAAGGTATGGTGTTAAGAACACTACTCAATCTTTCTGAATTAGGAGTAGAAAAAAAGTTACAAAATGATGAATTGTACTGGGATGATAAAATGACATTGGTAGAAGCCAAAAAGATTGGGATTGAACTTGTGAACAAAATTATAACTGCAGTGGATGGTGAATGAAATGAGATTTTGGATAAAAGCAAAAGGTGTTTGTGAATGTCAAGATGATAGAAGAAGTATTAAAAATTATTAAAAGCTTCGCATAGCGCAGGGAAGGGATTGGAGGAATAAAAATGTCAATAATCAAAGAAAGTTATGATAGTAATTACAAAACAGAAAAATGTGGAAGTTATTTAGCAACAAAATATGGTTTTTCAGGAGAGTACTTACATCCTTTAGGGATTGTATCAATAGATGTAACACAAGATTGCAAAAATAATTACTATTTACTTATGTTAATAATACATAAAAAAAGAAATTGGAATAGACAAATTGAATTTACTCAAAGACCTACGCAAAGACACGTATCAACATTAGCAAGAAGGTTTATTGAAAGCTTCGCATAGCGCAGGGAAGGAATAAAATGGAACTTGAAACAATAATAATTTGTACAACCACTAATCCTAAGGGAGAAGTTGAACTTGTTGAATATGGAAACAGATACCGAGTAGCTTGTAATGAACATTATGATTCGTTCAGAAGATTAGGTGAAGCTGTAGATTACATTACTAAAGAGTTTCCTGATCATTTATTATCAATGAAACTTGAAAATAAACAAGATTATATCAAAGCGATCAGTGCATATATGGCGAGGATGATGACAAAATGAGTAAACTTAAAGAAATCGTGGACCAATGTATTCAAATATTAGATCAACAAGTTTTACTTAATAATACAAAATATTGTGGGATTGGCGACGAAGATAACCCTTGCAGATATATGACAAAACCAGAAGGTACAGTCACACTTTATAGATGTTGTAATGGTCGTAATCCTGACGAACCAGAATATAATCGTCAAATAGAAATGATATGGGTAAATAAAAAATAATGGACGAGCAACAAATTCAAGAGGTGTTTAAAAATAAGGACGCTGGTTTCTTATGTAAATATTTCTTTAATGCAAATTTGACTGATGGTCAGAAGGAAATAGTGCAAACTATCGCGTTTCAAACACACCGAAGGGTTTGTATTAATGCAATGACTCGGTACGGAAAATCCCAATCTGTTGCGTGGGGTGTATCATTATTAATTCTTTTAAATCCAGATTTAAAAATAGCTCTTATTGGTCCGACTCGGGATCAGACTGCTATCATTAGAAATTATGTAGCCGAGATTATCGTGGCGTCTCCTATTTTTGAAGGATTATTAGAAACCAGTAAAGGTTCTGATGTAAGCCGTCTTCGTAAAGAAGCAAGTCGTAAGAGGTACACTTTTGCGAACGGTTGTGAATTACGAATTTTGTCAGCTCATGGAGAAGCTGAGGGATTGATGGGTTTCGGAGCGGATGTGGTTGTCATTGATGAAGCTTGTCTTATTTCTAATGAAGCTTATGCAAAAATATTAAGGATGCTTGGAGATAACGCTGAGAAATCCGTTCTTATAGAATTGGCTAATCCTTGGGATAGTGCCACTAGATATTATGAACATTACATTTCACCTCGGTTCAAGACTATCCATATTGGGTGGGAACGTGCTTTAGGAGAGGGTCGGATAACTCAAGAGTTCGTGGACGAAATGCGGCACGAGTTGACTCCTATTGAATTCACTGTTTTGTATGATTCCCAGTTTCCTGAACAGGCTATTGATTCCTTATTCAAATTAGCGGACGTTACTCGTGCGCAGGAGCAGAATTTTGATGATGGAGAAATCCGTATTATTTCTTGCGACCCTGCAGACAAAGGGTTAGATCATACTGTTATTATGTATGGGACTGTTTCTAAAGACGACCAGTTCACTTTGATAGATATTTATCACGAGCCTATTTCTGATAACATGAAAATAGCAGGTCGAATTATAGATTGGGCTAATGAGAAACGAGTTCATAGAATTAATATAGATTGTATTGGTGTAGGTATCGGAGTGTTGTCTCGTGTTAAAGAGGTGTTGGGTGGTTCTGGTATCAGAATTACAGCGTGTCATTATGGAGAAGCTCCTGCTACTGTTAATAACATTTTAAATTCTCCAACTTTGACCAAGAAACGGTTCATTAATAAGAAGGCAGAAAACTATTTTCGATTACGAACATTGTTTGAAGAGAGTAAGATCCAAATACCTCGACACCATAAATTGGTGAAAGAATTATTAGCCATGAAGTGGGAGTTGACATCTTCTGGTAAGATTAAAATTATTGATCCAGATAAGTCTCCCGATTATGCGGACGCTCTGGTTTATATGGTATGGAAAACTCAAACTGTATCGTTCTTTTTCGGATGATTTCAAACCATAATTTAAATACCATTCTTCCATAATAGCTATGAGAAAGGGGTTTTCTCTATTTAGTCCATCAACCACCACCTCATATAACCCCTTGTGTTAAATACGAACCCCTTTCTCACTTACTATCATGGGAATAACAGATTGGTTCAAACCGAAAATTGCGACCGAGACGGTTGAAAAAGAGATTCGAGTATTTAACGCATCTCAGACAGCCATACAAAGTAGACTAGCGACAGTTCCATTATTCTTTTTTAATCCTAAACTTGGGATTCCACGTCGTGTAAACATCTTAGAGATAAGACAATATGCAAAATCACCTTGGGTTCAGATGGTTATTAATGCCATTTTAAAACAGGTGATGACCGTTGAATGGGATATTGTTCCAGAAGACGAGGAAGACCGAGAAGATAGGCTTGGAGATATTGAACGGGTTACAACATTTTTGAATTATCCGAATTCTAATGGTGAAACATTTTATGATTTATGGGGCGCATATTTACGAGACGTTCTTGAGATTGATGCTGGTGTTATTGTTAAAGGTAGAAATACTGCTGGCGAACTTGTAGAATTGTATGCTCACGATGGGTCCAGATTCCTTGTTAATATGGATGTTTATGGACGAACTCTGGGTTATTATCAATATAGTTTCAATAATACTGAAGCCGCACCGTTTCCTTTTGAAAAGGACGAAATTGTTTATGGTGCAGTAAACAGGAGTACCGAGTTTAAACCTTATGGATTTTCTCCGTTACAATCCGTTGTTCAGGAAGTAGAGTTAATGATTCAATCTTCACGATATAATAAAGAATATTTCATTAACAATGCTATCCCTGACGGTATTGTTTCTATCCCGATGGATGACCCCGACCAGATGGAACGGGTTAAGACAGCGTGGGAACAGTTACGAGGTAAGGCGCATAAGTTATTATTCTTAAGCAGCCCAGGAGTAGATTTCAAACAATTAAAAACTTCTAATAAAGATATGGAATGGTTAGAAGGACAGAAATGGTATTTCCATATTGTCTTTGGAGCTTACGGATTGTCTCCTCAAGAAGCAGGATTTTATGAAAATAGTAATCGTGCTACTGGTGACAGTCAAGAACGCATCACTATCAAGAATGCTATTAAACCCTATTTGAAACATATTGCTGATAAAATTAATCGTGAGATAATTCCTGAATTATTAGGACATGACGAAGTAAAATTCAAATGGTTCCCGACAGATCACGTTGAAGAAAAGATTGACCATGAACAAAAGATGGACAAACTTAATGCAAGTGTGATTACTATTAATGAAGTTCGTGCTTTGGAAGGATTGTTACCCGTTGATTGGGGAGACGTTCCAATGTCAATGGCAATACAGGCACAACAAAACACTCAAGAACCAGTTCGTCCTAGTGAAGCCGCCCCCGAAGGCACTGAAAATCTTCCTGAAACACAGGATAGAGACGAACGTCGTGATAACGCTGAAGCTGATAAACGCAACGAAGAAACTAAAAAAAAAATAAAAATTCCAATTTCTAAAGATGTTCCTGAGTTTATAGAACAAGAAGAAGCTTCTGATTATGAATCCTTTTTACGAAGACAATTTCAGTCATGGGAGGATAGTATTTTTAAATTCATAGATGCAACATTAGAAGATGAAATTATTGAAAAAGATGTGGACCTTATTAACAAGAGTTTTGGAGATTTCATTAGGGGTGTTTTTAATTCTATTAACACTGCTGGTTTTAGGGATACAATTAAACATATTATCGCTATCCATGTGAAAGAAGGAGTAGCTGAAGCAGAAGAACATATCAATATGGATGTTGGTATTTCTGCAAACCTTAACGAGAAGATTGGATTCTTAGCAGATAGACAACTTGAAGGGTTTCAACTCGACGGTAAACGATGGGCTGGAATCAAAGGTGTTGCCAGTGATGCTCAAATGGAAATTGGTAACATTGTTCAGAAAGGGTTATCCAATAAAGATGGACTAAAAAGTATCAAGACACAAATTAAAGATTATATGGACACACTCACTGGAACTGAATCTAGTGAAGGGCGAGCTATGAAGATTGCACGAACAGAAACAAATCGGTTTCGTAACGCTGGTTCATTACAAACATATATTGATAGCGGATTAAAAGGGAAGAAAGTATGGATGTCAATAGAAGATAATCGAACTTCTGAAATTTGTAAACATTTAGACGGTAAGGAAGTGAAACTTCACGAGTTATTTCATAGTGATGTTGATGGAAAAGATTTTGAACATCCACCTGGACATCCTAATTGTCGAGCTAGAATCCTTTTCAAACCAGATTGAACCATAATTTAAATACAAATTAATTAAGGAGATATAAAGATGACAGAACAAACTATTACAAAACTATGGATGCCAGTAACAAAATCAAGTTCTGGAAAGTTTGTTGGAATACTATCTGATACTTCTATTGACCGAGATGACGAGTTCATGAGTAAAGAACTTATCCAAGATTGGGCGAAGAATAATCAAGTATTACCAGCATTAGCTAATCACGTTAATAAGATGGAAAATCTTGTTGGTGGTTGGAAAAATCTAAGAACCGTCAATAAAGGCGGACACACTGCATTAATGGCAGAACCATTTTTCTTTTCTAAAGAGGCTAATCCACTTGCGGCCCAAATTCAAAAGCAGGTGGAGGAAGCCCTAGAAAATGGATTGAACGTGGGTATTTCTATCGGTGCAATTCCAACTGAATCTTTAAACAAAGATGTGGACGGAACACAACATCGTGTATGGACCAAGGCTGAACTAGTTGAAGCAACTTGGGTTCCTATTCAATCTAATAGAAACGCATCTTTTGGTCATGTCGCTAAGGCGTTTGACCTAAATAAAGATTTGGAGGAGTCAACAATGACAGAAGAAATCAAAAAGGAAGAAGTTCAAGTTCAGGAAGAAGTTGCTCCCGTTGCTGAAGAAGTAGTAGCCGAAGAAGTGGTTGTTGCAGAAGTAGCACAGGAAGTAATTGAAGCTGAGGGCGAAGTTGCTGAGGAAGTTGGAGCTGAGAAATCAGTTATTGCAGACCTTAAAAAAGAAGTAGCAGAGCTAAAAGAAAAACTTGTAAGTTTAGAAGTTACAAAAGAAGTAGAAACAGTTGATGTTAAAAAATCAATTATGAAAGCAACAGTTGAAACTAGTGAACCACAAGTTGAAGAGAAAGTACCTACAATACAAGGTATGCTAAAATCCATATATGGATAATTAGGAGGAAAATAAAAAATGGCATTTACAAGCACAGGAATGAGTAACGCAGAAGCTAGTTTTATTTTTGAGCAGTCCTTTGGTAAAATGGGAATCGTAGAAGATCAAACTTATTACGACCCAATGAGACAAGGAGCACAAGGTTCAAAAGATAAACTTGCAACTATGCACAAAGCATGGGAGCTTAACAAAGCTCCAACAATGAATAACACTACAGGTGGAACATTTACCGAATATGGTTTAATGCCTTCATTTGTTGATCCAGAAATTGTAGACCGAACCGTAAGGGAAACACCTTTGGTTGGTCTATTACCAAGAAAAGCAGTTCGTGGACGATCATACGTTTACAACATTGTTTCAGCGAAAGCAGGAGCAGCATTTCTAGGAGACGACGCAGCTTTAGCAGAACAAGTTGATACCAGAAGCGTAGCAAGTGTACAGATGAAATATCTATACGCTGTAGGACGTGTAACTGGACCAGCTAATAGAAGCGCAGAAGGATTCATGGATTTACTAGCTGAAGATATTCGTATTAAAGTAGTATCAATGAATGAAGCATTAGAGAACGAAATTCTAAACGGTGCTGTTGCAACTGACGCAGCAGGATTTGATGGATTACGAACTTCAATCGCAACCAACTCTACATCAAACGCAACCGCAGCAATCACATTAGCACAAATCCGAACAGATTTGAATACTGTGTTTGAAGCAAACGGACGATGTGACTTAATGGTTACCGACGGAGCAACTCATAATGTAATTAAAGGATTATTAATGGACTTCCAACGAAATGTTGAAAGACCTTCAGGAAGAATGGATTTTGGAATCCCAGATGCGTTCATGTTTGATGGAGTATTAGTAATTCGAGATAGGTATATGCCTACAACTGCAGCTCAACACGAGATTCTATATTTAGATACTCGTTATATTACACTAGCAGTTTTACAGGATATGACCTTCCAAGAACTAGCTCACGTGAATGACAGCCAGAAGTATTACCTTAAATGGTATGGAGCTTTGGTTGTAACAGCAGAAGCATTGATGGCTGAGAGAACGGCTATCGCATAGGAGGATATGATATAAAATGGCAGCAATAGATATAGCAGATTGTACAGTTACCGTTGACGCAGCTTTACCTGGATTTAACGTATATAAAATCGTTACCCCAGCTACTGCAGATGACACAGACACTATTGATATAAGTTCAATTTGTGCAATTACAAAAATAGTTTCAGCAACTTGTTATGGTTCAACCGATGATTGGGAACCAGTATTAGTTATTACCGCAGCAAGTGGTTTAGCTATCCCAGGTTCAACTGATAATGAAGCAAGAACTATTCATGTATTAGGGAGACTTTAGAGTTTCTTTATTTTTTTTATTTTTTTAATTATTATAATTTAGGAGGAAAATAATATGGCATACGGACAACCTTGGATGCAATCGGGACGAGCAGTAACGATTGACGCAACAATGGATGTACAAGTTGACCCTACTCTAGCAGCAGGTTCAATTAGTAATACAGAATTAGGAACTGATGCAGTGACCAACGTAAAAGTAGCAGCAGCAGCAGCAATCGCATTCAGTAAATTAGCAGCTTTAACAAGAGGTAGTGTTATTTCAGGTCAAACTGCAGGTAATGTACCTACAGTATTAGATGCAAAATCTAGTGGACAAATCTTAGTAGGAGATGGTACTGATGTTGTAAGTGTAGCAGTTAGTGGAGATGTAACTTTAGCTTCAAGTGGTGCAGTATCAATTGCAGCTAATGCAGTAGATTCGTCTATGATGGACCCAGTAGTAATCAAGACTGAAAGAGTTGTAATTAGTGCAGCAAACATTCTTGCAATGAATGGAGCACCAGTAGAAGTAGTAGCAGCACCTCCAGCAGGAAGTGCAATTGAATTTGTTAGTGCAACAATCGCATTTACTTATGATACTGCAGCTTACACTGGCGGTGGAGATATTACTATTGATTATAGTGGTGGTTCTGCAGTTAGTGGTACTTTAACTAAGACTAATTCATTTGGAGCTAGTGCAGACAAAATTTTCAGAGTAGGTAAAACAGCAGAAACAGAATTAGAATTATCCGCGGCAACAGCTTTGGTTATTACTAACGCGACTGGTGCATTTACAGACCCTGGAACCGCAGCTGGTACAGCAAACTTGTATGTAACTTACAGAGTAGTATCATTATAAATTTGATATTACTTTTTTTTATTTTTTTATTTCACACTCATGACAAGCAGTCTCCTCTGATATGCGGTCACAAATAATTAATCAAGGAGGATTACAATGGCAAATGGATTAAATGAAAGAAAATATATGAGTCTTTTAGAAGACAATAAAACAGCCGCTGAATCTGATATTAACACCCCACATGGACAAGTTGTGGCAGGTTATTATACAACAGCAGCTCCTACTTTAGCAAATACTGATTTTGGATTTTTACGACTTACTTCTGATGGTAAGTTAATGGTTGATACAGAATTAACTGTTGATGGTAATGTTATTATTGATAATGTAGCAGTATTTTCTACTGACTTAACAAGTGCAAATACTTCATTCGCATTAGTGGACGCAGCTGGTCACCAACAAGTTGATGTTCTTACTATGCCTGGTGGATTAACAGGGTATGCAGAAGATTCAGCTCACACCACTGGTGAATTTGGTACTATGATGTTAGCTGTACGAAATGATGCAGGAACTTCATTAGTAGATACTGATGGTGATTATGCACCTTTACAAGTTAATTCAGCAGGATTACTTAATGTTAATTACGATATGATTAGAGATGTTGCTCCAGATGTAAATGTTGGTGCAGCAAGTGCAGGAACACCAAGAATGGTTCTGGCTTCAGACGACCCAGCAGTAGTTTCATTAGCAGTAATGGATGACTGGGATAACGCAGCTAGTGACGGTGCAAGTGTTTCTGGTGATGTAGCTCACGATTCAGTTGATGCAGGAGAACCAGTTAAGATTGGTTTAAACGCACAAGACCCAACTTCTTTACCTGCAGCAGTAGCTGTAGCAGATAGAGTTAATGCAATTGGTGATGTTTATGGAAGACAAGTTGTTTATTTAGGAACATCTCTTGATGCAACTAATGATGAAGTTAGTGTAACACCACGAGACACATCTCACAATAATACTACTGCTTACGCAACAAACTTAGTTGTTAAAGCTAGTGCAGGGAAATTGTTTGAAATCAGGGGGTACAACTCTTTAGCTTCAGCACAATTTATTCAAGTACACGATGCGGCTTCTTTACCTGCAGACACAACTGTACCTGAAGAAGTTTTTACTGTATCAGCATCAAGCAACTTTAGTATATCTTTTCCTCAAGGGAAAGTGTTCAGTGTAGGGATTGTAATATGTAATTCCTCTACTGGCCCAACGAAAACAATCGGAGCAGCAGATTGCTGGTTCAGTTCAGACTTTGAATAGAGGTGACAAAGAATGCCAATAAACACAGGACCATTTAGAATGGCCAATGATACCAGCCCAAAACTGACTGGTAATTTAGATACAAACGGGAATGATATTGTCACCCCTGTTGGTGGACTTCAAATTGGACAAGCACCAATAACGTCTAGTACAACCAATGATTATGGGTTGAATATAATTTCAACCTTGAATGATGGTGGTGCAGCAGGGGGTAGTGATACCTTTGATTTAATTAAAGGGAATATTACTGCGACAGATTTAACTGGGTGGGATAATATAGCATTACTAAATTTAAAAGTTGATAATAAATCAGTATTCATTTTAGACCCAGTAAATGCCTCTTTATCTTTATCAGATTTTGGTAGTGGTGGTTTTCTAATTGGTGCTATGCCACAGAATCCTGCAGGTGATGACCCAGGAGCTAGTTTAACAATTCAAGGTGGTCCAGCCGCAGGAGCTACCACTGGTGACGCTGGTGGTAGTGTTAATCTTAAAGGAGGATCTGCTGCAGGTTCTGGTAATAATGATGGTGGTGGTGTAGTAATATATCCTGGAACCCCAACTGGATCAGGTAAGTCTTTTGGGTTACAATTATGGAATGTGGGTGCAACTGAAAATGCAGTATTGTTACATGACGGGACTGATTTACAGGTTATGAATGGAAAGACAGGAGGAGGAGTTTCTTTCTTGGATGATTCAATGGCAGAAATCTTTTTCTTTGACGGGGCTGAAGTTAGTTATTCTGGTTATTTAAAACGGACAGTGACGATGGGAATTACTGCATCAGTTACACAAACACAAGGTCAACAACCACTTCTTGCAGAGAAGAATATTGTGACTACTGTAGCTAATGCAAACGACGTAGTAACTATGCCTACTGTGGTTCCAGGTATGGAAGTGTTTATTGCTAATCTTGGAGCAAACGTTCTGAAGATATTTCCTGCATCAGGCGACGATTTAGGCCCAGGTGTTAATACACCAATAACTTTGGAAGCAGGTACAAAGATAACACACATTGGGATAGATAGTGGTAAATGGTTAGACGTATAGGTGAATAAACATGGCTAAATATGAAATTAAAGAAGGTTCAATTGAACAAGTTGGCGACTATAAACGTTGCCAAGTTTGTTTCAAAGGAGACGGTTCATTTGAATTATATGAAGTACGAACTTTTGATGAAGAATCATTGAAAGCTAGTCTTCAATATGCAGCGGACAAATTAGAATCTGATAATGCACCAAGAGAAGAATCAGAGATATAATGGTATTAAGAAACGATATACTGGACTATTCATATTCAATATATGACCCTGGTTCTATAGGGGACGGATTAACCTTTACTACTGACAGTGCTTTTAACACAGCAGTAGAGTCAGAGTTTACTGTTTTAATCCGATGTAGAATGAATGTATCGTTTGTTGCGTTATCTACAGCAGGAAGGTTAATTGCGTACAAAGATTTTGGCACTACTCCTCTTGACCGTAATTTTGAAGTTTTTGGGAATCAAACAACTAATGCACTTCACGCAAGAATTTGTAGTGGTAGTGCAACAGAAACAATTGCTACTAGTGTTGATGGAAATTATGTGTATAACAATCAATGGGTAGTTGTAGGAATGGTCTATAAACAGGGGGCCAGATTTGGTGTGTTTCTTAATTCAGATATTACAGAAGTAGTTCCAGGGATTAATTTAGTAATGAACGCAGGTAATGCTCATATTGGCGGCTTCGGTGATACATTGGGAACAAAATCTTCTACTACATGGTCTAATGTAACTATTCTTGATACCGCTTTAACTTCTGACGAAATTGCAACTTATATAAAAACTGATCAAATTCCTGCTGGCGTTACAAAATTAATAGAATTGAAACCTAACGAGACTGGACTTATTGCTGGTACTGTTGAAGATGTAACAGGTAACGGGTATGATGGAACTTTGGTAGGAAACGCAGAGTATTCAACTATAACATCAAAGAAGAAACGAAGAACCCCACAAAATTTTTCACACAGTATCCAAACTACGACTAACGCAGCAGACGAAGTTAATTTTGGTAATGATAGTTCACTAGTTTTAACTGGGGACTTCTCTATTGCATTATGGTTGAAAGGACACAATTTAATGCAAACAGCAAACTCTCATGGGATTTTTGGGAAACGAACTAATGCGAGTAATCGAGAGTTCACTTGTTTTTATCAAGGTTCAGACAATACAATCTTGTTCAAAGTTTCTACTACTGGTGGGACATCAGCAACACCAATCACAACACCAGGGAACGAATTGTTAGACAATAAGTGGTACAGGTTAGTTGTGACTAGGTCAGGTAATGATTTCACAATGTATCTTAATGGATCAATTATTCAGACTGGGACTGCTTCTACTGTTATCGGTGACACTAGTGCCAATGTAACTTTAGGTTCATGGGCAGCAGATGGTGGTAATAATTGGGATGGATTACTCACACAATTTTATATTAATAAAGGGTACGCATGGGTTCAAGCTGATGTTGATAATGATTATTATGATGGTATTCAAACAACCGGTGGTGGAACTTTAGGACTTGACACAAAAATGACAGACGGAGCTGGAGCAACAGTAACAGATTCTTCGGGTTTAGGGAATAATGGGGCCTTAGAAGGTGCTGCTGCTTGGTCAACGAGGACACCATAATGGCAAGAAGAAAATCAATACAAAAATTTAATAGTTCACTTAACCTAGTTCAAGCCAGTTCACAACGGGTTCTATTTGGCGACATACTCAATTTTACAGAAACAGATTCATTTTCATTGTCATGCACTTTTAACATAAACCAATATACTAACGCAGCATCTTTATGGGACAAGTTGGGGACTGGCGGTTATAGGTTAGTTTTTAATACAAACGGTCTTTTATTGGTTCAATTAAGACAGGCTGACAATACTATCCAGACTATTACTGGCCCAGCACCAACTTTGAATGTTTGGCATGAAGTGGTATTAACATTTGACCAATCAACTGTAAAGATATATTTGGATGGTGCATTAGTAGTTTCAACTGCTTTCACATTAACTGATATTGGTGTTGTAACTAACCAATTAACCTTAGGGTACAGTAATAATAATGGAGTATATTTAGATGGTAATATATCAAGGAGTTGTGTATGGAGCACAGATTTGAGTGCATCTCAAGTGGCCGACCTTTATTATGATGGTGTTATTCCTTCAACTAATTTAGAAATTCATTGTGACTTTTCAGACGGTTCTGGTACAACTTTAACCGACCAATCTGGTAACGGGTATAATGGAACTATTACTGCAGGTACTGCATGGAGTTCAACTTTTGTCCCAGGTAAAACAAGAAGTGAAATATCTGTAGCGAGGACGAATATATAATGCCACAAAAAGAAATAGTTTACATCAAAGAACTTTTAGAGAAAGATGTAGATTATATCAAAAAGACATTAGACCATATGAATGATCATTTAGCAAAATTGAATGGGCAAGTTACAAAAAATACGGAGTTCAGAATTAGTGCAAAAGGAATGATAGCATTAGTGGGATTTGTGGCAACAACTTTTGGTGGTGTTGTTACATACATTGCAACAAGATTATGGAGATAATAACATGGCATACAAACAATGTAATGGGTGTAAGGAATATAAAGAACACCCTAGGTCTAGCAGTAAATATTGTTCAAGGCTTTGTTGGAAAACAAATTGGAAACCATATAATTTTGGGAAATCATCTGGGATGAAAGGAAGAACACACTCCTTAGAAACAAAAAACAAAATAAGTGATACTAACACTACGAATGGGGCAGGGAATTATAGAGTAAAGTTCCTAGCGGAAGTAGATATAATTGCTTGTGAAAAATGTTCATCAGAATCACACATAGTAATTCATCATATGGATGAGAATAGAAAAAACAATAAGCTTGATAATTTGCAAATGATATGTAGAAGCTGTCATGCAAAAGAACATAATTTAGGAAGATTTTTACCTTCTGACGGTGGGTGGTCAAAACGAACAAACATAATTGGCGGTGAAAAAAATGTATAGTACAACTTTACAATTCGCAGAACGAAGCGGATTAGGACTTAGAATAGTAGACGAGAACGTAGGTACTGGAGATAATGCAGAGACCGATTTCGATTTAGATCATAGTAATGTTATCTCTTCAAGTTACACTTTACAACACGCTGCTAGTGGTTCTAATTCAATGACTGCTTTAACAGAAACCACACATTACACTTTAGATAAAGAGAGTGGACGAATATTATTAGAATCTGCTGGTGTGACTGCTCTTGGAACAGATATTCTTTATGCAACTTATTGGCACACTGACCAGTTCAGTGACACTGTAATTTCAGATTTAATAGATATTGCTGATGACGAGATTGATTTAAGGTCTGGGAGAAAATGGGACACTGCAACAGAAGTCACAGAATATTATAGTGGAGAACGAACTTCAATGTACCCTACCACAGACGCACCTTACGCACCAGATTGGGATAGACCAGATCAGATTTTATTAAGACATTCACCAGTTGTTAATGTGAGTGAAGTATATTTTGTAACACAAACAACTTCGTTCAATAAAGTGTTCAACTGGGATCAATCAACATTCACCGCTATAACCGACGAAGCAAACTCAACCGTTGAGGGTACTTTTAGTATATGGCAAACAACTCCGTCTTCGGGAGATATTATGTACATCGGAATGGCTAGTAGATTTTTAGGACTACGAACTGTTCTTGCAACTTTAGGAGTGGGTTCACCAAGTTTGACTTGGGAATATTATAATGGGACAACATGGGCTTCATTAAATACAACCGAAGTTGATTCAGGAAGTTCAGATTTCACAGCGAGTGGATTATTTAGGTGGTCGTTTCCTTACGGATGGACGCAGACTTCGGTCAATAGTGAAAGCCTCTACTGGATTAGGGTTACGTTTGGGGGAACGTACTCTACTCCTCCAGTAATGTCAGTGATGGCAGCAAAAGATATGATTTATGAAGTTGTAGAATTGAATGAACTAGATTTCAGAAGTTCTGGAATAATGTATGTTCTTAATAGATCTGTAATGAATGGACGAAACAATATTCGTGTTACTTATTCATACGGTCAAACTACAACTCCTAGTTATATCACTGAGCTTAGTGTATTGATTGCTGCGATTAAAGCATTCATTAGTACATCAGGTGGATCATACGATGATGCAACTCATTACAGATTAGGTAGTAAAGAAGTTATTATCGGTGAGCAGTATGTAAACATTCGTGAAGTATTGTCACAGTATAGAAAACGAATGGATGAAATATTTGATATGATTGGTCGTAAGATTAATGTAGAATTCATATAATATGGTAACAACTAGGGTTGGACGACACGCTCAAATAAATAGAGACTTACTAACAAGGGCGATTAAAATCTTTGGTAAGACTTTAATTATAAGACGGTCAACAAGGACGGTAGATAATTTCGGACAACTTAGTTCTATCTCTACTGCTGATACTAGTTTCAAAGGTGATCTACAATTCGGTATAGATGTCGACCAGAAACTTATTGAAGTTGGATTCATAGAAGTGGGTGAAGGTATTCTTTATATTCACCCTTTAGCTTTAGCAATTCTTCCAACTGAACAAGATATAATAGTTGATGGTTCTGCAGAGTGGGAGATTATTGAAGAAATTCAAAGTCCAGAATTGGAAGGAGCAACGACACATCATAATTATAGATGTCGGAGAAGAATCAATAGCGGTGATTAACAATGATAATCACACTAGACGGTCAAGATTATGAAATCACTAATTGGGAAGAGTTTCAAAAACAATTATTAACTTTGATAGGTGCTGAAGTTGAAGCCTCTATTGTTAAAGAGATTCAGAAACAGGACCTCATATCTCCTGGTGGTAGTGCCGAGTTTTTCCAATCTATTAGGTTTGATGTCTCCGGTGACACTCTTACGATTTATAGTGATGTTCCTTATGCTGGTTATTTAGAATATGGAACAATGAATTATAATACATATTATTCTCCTGATTCTTTTCCAACAGTTCCACATAGGAAAAAGACCAGACCTACAAAAATGAGCAAAGCACTTCACGCCCAATATCCTAAAGGTATGCAGCCGTTCGCTCCTTTTAGAAGAATATTGTATAATCAGAAGAAGATGAATGTTGTTATAAAAAATGCAATGAGCAAAGTCACAGCCTAACTATAATTTAAATACCATTTAACTATTAATGTAATTGTCCAAGAGGACTTATTAAATTTTAACGCTAAGATGGCACCATGACAAGACTAGAACCAGATAGAATAATTTGTAACTTTCTTCGTAATACAGTTACTGATATTAATGCTTCTAGATCCGGTCAATGGATTTATCCAGACTTCCCTCGTGTTGCTAGTTTAGGTAATACAAGTTTTCCTAGAATGGGAATTACTATTCTTACTGAGAACGGTGAACGAATGGGTATCAACGACGATACAACTTTAAGTGATATTACTTTTCAAGTTGATATTGTAGCAAAGAAAGATCAAGTTTATACTTTAACAGTTACTGACGAGGCTGTTGGTAACATCGCAACTGGATTATCTTTTGATTATGTTCCTGGTACCGTAACATCGATAAGTCATGACGGTACACCGTTTGGAACTGTTACAGCAGTTAATACAGATGCAGACTTTACATCACCTTCAGCAGGGACAGTTCAATGGAGTAAGAGTACAGGAAACTTAAACTTCGCTACTGCTGATATTTCTTCATATACAGGTCAAGCAATAACTTCAACTTATACTTATGGATTAGAAGGTAAGAAAGCTGTCCAATATATTGCAAGAGATGTTATTGAACAATTTAGAGGTTCGTGGAGAAATGATACAACAATGACTGGATTATTTTATCCTGAACTTATTTCGTCTAACCCTTTACCTTTTGATGAAGAATTGGGAATTTTTAGATATATGTTAGAATATCATATTAAAGGATTTAACGCAGGAGAGGAATATTAAAATGAAGAAATACTTTAAAGCAAGAGGAAGACCTCCTGTTCTTGTGAGTGAAGAAGAATGGGATTTATTAACAAAAGGAGAATTGAAATCTAAGAGTAAAAAACAAAATAAAAAGGAGAGTGAAGAATAATGACAGTTGAATATTTTAAGGGATTTGATACGTATATAATTTATGGAGAAGAAGCAACATACGGAACACCTGTAGTTCCTGCTACTACAGCATTTATTGGACAGATAACAAGTTTTAATTTAAACATGAGTAACAACTCATTTAGAACACAAGGTCTTGGTGATGGCCGAAATGCAACAGGTACTTTCTTAGGACCATTCGATGTTAATGGTACAACAGAATTTAATATTACAGATCCGACAGCATTGCAATATGCAATAGGAACATTAACAGGGACAGGTGTTATCGCAGACCCTTATCAAATTGAAGAAGCAGAAAATATTGGTTTTGATGCAGCTAACATTCCAAGTTTAACTTTAGAGGTAGGGAGTGAAGGTGACACCACAGATAATGAAATCACGATCAGTGGTGTTGTTATTAATAGTTTAACAATTAGTGCGACACAAGGAGAAATTATTACAGCTTCTATAGATTGGGTAGGTCAAACAGTTGTAACAAGTACATCTTTACAAAGTGTTAGTGCAGGAACAGCTAGACCGTTAATGTTTCACGATGCAACTTGTACTGTTGGAACTGATACAGTTCAGGTTACAGCTTTTAATGTTACAATTAGTAATAATATTCAAACTTATAGAGAATTAGGAAGTCGATTAATAACACAGCCGTCAACAGGTTTGCGTAGATATGATTTTACTATGACTCTCAGAAAGAAAAGAGATTCAACAGCTAGTACATTAGGCGGTATTGAAGCTAGAGAACTATTCTTCGGAGCTGCAGCTGATACTGCTCCTAGTGCTGGTTATTCAAATGCAAGTAATACTATTAGTTTAGATATTAACGAAGGAACAGGAGCTAGTACAGATAGAGTAATAAATATCGATTTAGCAAACGGTCATTTTGATAGTTGGTCTGAACCTATTACTTTAGATGGTGGTGTTATTGAAATCACAGTAACTGGAACAGCTGAGAGTGGATTAGCAGACGGAGCAGTAAATGTTCCAATTAGATGGTATGCAATTGCATAAGGGTGAATAAATATGAGCGATGAAATAAAAATTCAATTAAGTATGGGAGAGGTTTTTATCAAGAAACCTAAAGCTAAACATTTTGCACATGCAATGGAAGAAGCTGAAGTTAGCAATGGAGAAATTAAAATGAGTAAGTTGTTTAATATTCTTCTTCCGTTTTGTATAGGAAAACATCCATGGGGCATGGTTCCAGTAAAAACAGCAATAGGAGAATTAGAACTTGACGATTATATTAAACTGTTTAATGAATTAAAAAACATTGTTAATATTAAAGGCGACGATGAGGGAAAATCCGAACCGCTGTCTACTCCGATAGACTCCCCAGCGAACAGCGGTTAAGAAAAAAGTTTATTTATTTTTATTTCGTTGAAAAGGGGATTACACCAGAACAAGTTGATAATATGAGACAAGAAGATATTGATTTCATATTGATGATTAATAATTATCAACAAAAGAAACAGATGCAAGAACAACAAAAAAGAGAAAATCAACAGCGCGCAAAAAGCAGAACTAGGTAACTAAAATGGTAGAGCCAATAAAAGCAAAATTAGTATTAGATGTTAGTAGTATGAAATCTGCTGCTGTAGGTCTTGGTGGAAAATCTAGTGGACAAGGATTTGCAGAAGGACTTAGAGGTGCGTTACAAGGATTAGACCTTCCAATATTAGGAGATATTGGTGCAGCTTTAGCAGGTGGTGTATTAGTTCTCGAAAAGATGTTTAGTACTATTAAAAAAGGATTTGGTTTTTTAGTACAATCAAGTCCTCTTCTTGCTAGTTCTATAAATATTTTAACCAAGAGTATGCAAGTTTTGTTGAGACCTATTGGTGATGCTATTGGATTATTTATCAAACCGTTTGCAATTGCAATGTTAAGATTTGCGATTCCTATTTATAAGAAGTGGCGTGAGTTTCTTGATAGCGATACTGCTCAAACCGGATTAGGACAAATTAATGAAGGAGCAACTAATGTTGCTAATGGTATTTTTAGTTTAGATTTTGATCAAGTTAAAGAAGGGCTTGGACAAATATTCTCAGGACTAAAAGGAATTGTTGGTGGATTTTTAGGTTTCATGAATATAAATGTTGTTGACCTTCTTGATTCATTAGTAGTTTTTGCTGACGATGCTTGGACCTTTTTTGTTGAGACCTTTAACAAAGTTTCAGCATGGATAGCTGAAAAACTAACAATAGGTTTTACTAATGCTTGGAATGCGTTTTGGACTTTAATTGGAGCGTTAGGTGATGAAGATTGGAAACTAGCAATATCTGGATTAAAGACAGGTCTAGATGGAGTATGGGACGGGTTTATGAGTATAGTTCAAGCATATAGTAAATATGGTCCTATCTTAGCTCCAATGATTGTAGCACTTGAAGGTTTATTTGGTGCTATGGATTTTGGGCCAATGATGGAGAATTTAAAAACTAAATTTGCCGATGAGTTTCCAACAATAGCTGCAATAATAGACTCAGGAGAATCGGAAGGTGGTCTTATGAGCAGACTTTGGAGTGCTATAAAAGTAGTTGGAGAATATCTTTCTGTTGAGTTCACAGAGATTTTTACTTCATTTAGAAATTTAGCTAATTTAATATTTACAGAGGATATACCTGACGCATTAAAAGAAACAGATGGTAGTCTTAATACATCAATGGTAGCAGTCGATTTATTGAACGTTGCATTGATGGCTATTCCAACACAGATTGTAACTACACATATTATAAGAACTGTTTATGAAACAGTAAACAAGGACTAAAAATGGTACAAGATGCAATAGATAAATTAAAAGAATTGAAATTGGAACTTAACAATCTTAATAGAAGTTTCACTACAACAAAAGAAGTGAAGATTGATATATCAAAAATTAAAAAAGAATTAACTGAAGAATTGAAACGAGAACTTCAAGGAAGAACCAGTTATGGACTAGGGATATAAAATGACAACACCTACATTAAATTCAAATGAACTTGATAATGTGACTCAGATTAGTTATACAAAGGACGCTAATATAATTCCATTGGCTTTTCCTGGTGGAGATAGTTCAGCTACTGAAACATTTGATTTATTAGGAGTAACTAAAGTTCTAACTATTAGTGGAACATATACAGGAGCAACAGCTACAGTGAAGGCTGATATTGATATTCTTGCAGCTTTAATAGATGGAGATCAAAGTGCTAGTGTAGTATTAACCACAGACGAACTTGGTTCATTAAATGTAAAAGTGGCATCATTAGATGTTGTCTGGGACACTTTAAACAATAAAGCTAACTATACATTAAAATTAATAGAGGGTGTCTAGATGTCTAGAATACAAACTTATGTGACAGTAGCAGGAATTGATGTTACGTCTAAAGTTGTAAGTTGGAAATTTATAGACACTTATGGAAGTGAAATTCCTGATCTTACAATGTCTTTTTCAAAAAGTGTAGTTGACTTATTAACCATTGAAAACGGAGACGAAGTTATTGTTAAACGAGGACCAACAACTGGTCAAGAGTATAATGTATTTAGAGGAAACGTTGATACGGTCGCAAAAAAAGAAGCAACATTAATTGTAAAAGCAAAAGATAAACTTATCGCATTGGTTAAGACTGATGTTAATACTTCTTTTGACAAAGATATTGATGTTGAAGCAGGGGTTGGTTCTGCAATTGTAAATACTTTAATAACAACCTTTGGTGGACTTAGTACTAATAGTGGAGCAACAGTAGTTAGTACAGGTGCAACAGTTTTATTAGATAAATTTGTTTGTAGAAAAACAGACATCTTTGAAAGAATTAAAACTATTGCTACTATTTATGATTACCAAATATATTATAATTATGATGACGATTATGTTTACTTTGAACCAACAGGTACTACTACTCATGCAACTACATTAACTATTGGAACTAATGTTTCAAATTTACCAACTTGGGAGCTTGATAACACTCAGCTAGTAAATCAAATTAGAGTAGAAGGAGCTGAACAGATTGTTGAGACAACAGAAAGTGGACAGATTGGAGTAACAAGTGGATATACAGTAACTGATATTCTACTAACTAAACAACCGTTTTCAACTAAAGTTTATGCAGATTCTTCAAATCCACCTACAACATTAAGAACAGGTGGAACTTTAAATTCGACTTCATCTTTTGATTATTATGTTGATGAACAAAATAAAAAGATTATATGGAGTTCAACTTATACACCTGGTGGATCTGATTATGTAGAAGTTAGGTATGGATACCCTTCCCCTATTCCTGTATTAAGAAAGAATTCAGTAAGCATTACTGTTTACGGGTTAAGTTCAACCACTAAACATTTTTCAGACTTAAGAACAATAGAAGATGCAACAAACAGGGCTAACCTTTACCTTAACACTTATTCAGAACCGTTCATTAGATCAGAACTTCACGTTCCAGACATAACTTTAGATTATAGAGCTGGACAGCTGGTGGAAATATCAGATCCGATTAATGTTGAAACTAGGACTTTGGTTATTAATAAACTTACAAAAGCCTGGCCTCATAAGTATGATATACTTGCTGTAGGTAATGAGGAGTATGCTATTGCTGAGTATAATAGGTTCACACTTGATCGTATTAAAAGGTTGGAAGAAGAACAAAGCAAGAACGATGACATCCTGATCCAGATTTTTGATTTAGTAAGAGATTTCAAACCTCGTAGAAGGTATATGAAACTTCAGAAACAAAGTATTGCTGGTGATACACTTATTTATAATCACCCAACTTATGGAATTTGGAACTCTTATAATTGGGGTTCAACAGCACAAACGAGTTTTATCTTAGGCCATTCGTCTTATGGTATATTAGGAACAAGTCAATTAGGAACACAGGCAAGTTCACCAGTAACTGTTAAACTTGTTCAGGGTAACATGATTTATAGAGAATATTGTTATGATACTGATTTCCATGATGCTGTAAATTCAACAGCAACATTCTCAACAGTAACAAATGATATTGCATTCACTGCTGGACAAGTTTGGTATAGTAATGTTATAGATTTAGGAACAACATTAAGTCAAATTCGAGTAGATTTAGGAACAGTTGTCGGAACACTACTTATTGAGATTAGTTCAGATAACAAATCAACGTGGCAAACAGTTAGTGAAACAGTACTAACAACAGTTACTACATCTGATGGTACTGGGACTTTTATAAGAATTACAGAAAACGCAGCAGGAGTTGCAACTATAGATTTAACACAAGACAGTTTTGGTCAAAATACTGAACCTGTTATTAAAGTAACGATGGTGGAATAAAAATGGTCAATGGAAGTATAATAACAAATAATGGTAAAAAAATAATATTAGATAGGGCATATACTGCAGTTCCAACATATCTTGCTCCAACAACATTCAAGGTTGGTATTTTAAACGGTACACCATCAATTACAAGTACAGATTTAGATAACCCAATCCCTCTTTCAGGAACTGAAGCAGTTGATGATTGTGAAGCTATTACTGGATGGACTGACTCAGCAGATATGACAATCACAACTAACACTACAACTTACAAAGAAAATGCTACAAGTTTAAGTTTAGCAAAAGATGCAGGGTCAAGTGTAAATTTCTCAACATCTAAAACCACAACTAGTGTGGATTTCACTAGTAAAACTTTATTTGTTTGGGTGTACCTAACAGCAGTAGCAGATTTAGTAGCAACAGGAACTGATGCAATAACAATAAGGTTTGGTTCTGATGCTAGTAATTATTATCAAAAAGGTTGGGATATAAGTGAACTTGCAGTTGGTTGGAACTTATTATATTTCACTTCTGCAACTGCCGACTCAACAACTGGAAGTCCTGCATTAACCGTAATGGATTATAGTTTTATTCAATTAACTACAGATTTGGCAGCAGACACAATCGCAGCTGACAGAATCTTTATGGATGATTGGAAAGTTGCAAGTAGTGATGATTTAATAAAAACATTTGTTAGTGGCTATCCAACTGTTGATGAAACAAATTATGAAGTTGAAATTAGAACAATATTATTGAGTACAGAAGCTAACGGATATAACATTAATGGATTCGCTTTATTCAATGCTGATGGAACACCTTTAATGCACAGCGAAGACACATTCACAGCAGAGAGTAAAAGCAACACAGATCAATTCACATTTATTGTGAAAGACAGAATAATATAAGGAGAGTGAAAATATGGCAGTAAGTTTTAGTTTAACAAAATTAACAAACGGAACATTAGCAGACGCAGATGTGGTAATGAGTAATGAATCATTTCTATTAGTACCAGCATTAAACTTTGCACTTGATGGGGTCACAACTACTAATCAAGACGGATTAAAAGTGGATTTGTTCGCAGGTGATACTTCCCAGAGTTTAACACATTTAACCTATAATGCTGGTACTGATTCTTTTGATACAGCGGACCAGTCTGGATGGGCTGATTATTACATGGACATTTACACAACCAGTTCAACAGGTATCAGTGCATTAGCTATTAACAATTGTACTACACAGCTTATCTTTGATGATGGTAGTAGCTATGTTTATAGAATGTATTGCACGTCAGGTACAGCAGAAGTTCAAAGAGCACAAGTTATGCGAACTTTGTTTGTGGGTTCTGGATATGTTGGTTCTTCTAACAAGGTTAGTGGGATTACAGGATTAACCAATTTAAAATCTAGTGATAGTCGTGATGTTGGAAAACAAGCTTACACTTATGCTATTAACTTTGTAGACCCAGGAGCTACCCTTGGTGGTGGATCAACAGATACAACATATGATATTACTTTCGCCAATACTTCAACCAATACAAATTGTTGTGTGTGGAGTGCAGCTGGTGGTATGAAGGAAGGTGGTTCTCCTTGGTATAGTGGTTATGTTGAATTTCCTACATCTACAACTATTAATTCAGGAAGTTCTAGTGCATCAAGAGAATATGGTGCAGACACAAGTGCAGATGAATTAGACAACCCAGCAGATTTACAATTAACTGCAGACCCGTTTCCCTCTGGTACGAGTTATGGTGGTGCGTTTCAAAATCAAGGACCAGTATCAGTATTAATTCTTTGTGTTGGCACGACTTCAGGGATTTATAGTGAGACTGCTGATCCATCATGGCAATCCCCTTCAACTGTTGATTTCACAACCACCCATAGTGTCCCACTTATTGAAGCTGCAGTTTTAACAACTGAGGATGCAATCTTAGTAACTGGGACTGCAGTATTAACCTCTCCTACTACAGGCATCATAAAGACATTGAAAACTATTGATGCGGCTAACAGTTTGGCGGTTGAATTCTCAGCTAATGGTGGTTCTAATTATCAAACTATTACTGAAAAACAGTTATTTGCAATAACTAATACTGGGACTACTGGACAACTAAGATTTACAATAACAAGAACAGATAATACGACTGTTGATAAAATCACTTCGTATGCGTATTATACAGGATAAGGAGGATTAAGATAAAATGACAGATAAAAGAACAACATGGGTTGATGGAGACGTACTCAACGCAGACGATTTAAGCGATTCAATATTAGCAAATAGATGGGTGGATATATTACGACCAATTGGAACCATAGAAAGAACTTTTGCATTTCATTCAGCGACAAATTGGTCTATAAGTGATAGTGATTCAAAGATTAGAGCTACGGCCGACACTGGTGCAACTACTGCTGATAAAGCCACAGGAGTAGGTGTGGGTATAATGAAATCTTGTGCTGCGGATACAACTAACGCTTATTTTATAGGGACAACTAGCAATATTACAACAGATAGTGGCGTAACATGGGCTGTAACAGCAACAGCACCAACCTTTGGAACATCTATATCTGATGTTAGTTTTCCAACCACGTCTTTAATTGTAGTATCAGGAGATGATGGTGGTGGTGGAAAACATATTGTTTTTAGTACAGATAGTGGAGCAACTTGGACTGATGCAACAACACCACCCTCTTCTGCAATAGTAGCAGTAGGAATGTATGATGGGACAACAGGGTATGCGTATAACGCAACAGGTGATTTTTGGAAAACCACTGATGGTGCAGTTACTTGGACTGATACTACGCACAGTATTAGTGATACAATTGCAGCTCCTGCACATTTATTAGCAATTTCTGCAACAAAAGTAATTTCAACAGACAACCATTTAGTCGTGTATGATAATTCTGCAGGGACAGTTAAATCATATGGGTATTATACTATAGTAAGTAATTTGGGTGGAGTAATATTAACTTCAGGAGAAGCAGTTGTATGTATTTCTACTGGTTCCAACCTTCTATTTTATAGAACAACAGATGGTTTATCATTTAAACAATTAAATGTCCCATTAAATGCAACCGACCCTGGGAATGGTAAATATGGTATTTATGAATATAGTGCAAACAAATTAATATATTTTCACCCTGGGTCAAAGGCGACTTGTTTATTGGACATAGATGATTAAAGATGGCATGGATAGACGGAAAGTTGGAATGGTTAGAACCATACATTAATGGTCCTAAATATAAAAAAGAACTTAACGAGATTTATCTCTCCGTTAAACATAATGATGAAGTTATGCGTAAGATGAACAGTGATAACATTATTTATCTTGCAGAAATTAATGAATATAAAAAGAAAATTAAACAATTAGAAATTAAAGCCAAAGAATCATTGCCGAAAGTCACAGATGCCAACTATTGGAATAATAAGTTTCCAAAGAAATTAATCAAATATCCAAACGTTGATGTCACAACACATTTGAAATTCAGAGAAATTAAAGGTATCACAGAAATTGCCTACGACATCTTAGAATTGTATCATGTGGAAAGTGCAGACGATGTAGCTAACGCTTGGAATAAATGGTGCGTGACTAACATTGAAACACAAACCAGACGAACTACCACATTAAAAGAATTCAAATATAAGACTGAACTTAAAGAAACATGGAGAACACCTGAAGAAACTTTGAAACTTAAATATGGGGACTGTGACGACTTTATGATCTTAGGTTACTTCGTTATAAGAAAGATGTTAATATTGCTTAGTAAATGGGAATACAACGCTCACAGACTCTTATGTCAAGTTGTGTTCGTGTTCAGTTCGGCAACAAAACTTCCAGCACCAGCAGGATGGCACGCCAACCTTCTTTGGATTCATTCAGATTTAAATTATTACACTTTGGAAACCACATATTATGCAAGTAAGGCATTGACCAACTTTGGCAAATTACCACAGAAATATAACACTATGTATCAACTGATAGATTTCACATTTACCAGTGAATACTCATTTTCTGTACACGATTTGGAGAGGAGTTCATATGACTACAAAAAAACAATTAAGTGAAATTAATCATGAAGCGTTCAGATTACTCAAAATGTTAGAAGAAGAATGTATCTATATGGAGTGGACTGAAAAGAATAAACTT